TCTGCTGATAGGCGCAGATCAGGAGGTGCTACGAAAAGGGTCGGCGTCCCCAAGCAAAGACGCGAGCGCCTTTGACAAAACGCCTAACGACTCCTCTATCAATCAATAAAAAAAAAGACACACCAATTGCCCAGCGCAATATATTTGGTGGCGCAAGCGCCACTATTCAAGCTATGCGCTTCCCCATAACGAAAACCGATCAAGACCCCAAGAGGGGTGGATGGATAAAGGACTAAAGGAAAATGATACTGTTGTGGAAGTTGAGCAGTCTGGGAGATTTTCCTTTGTGGCGCAAGACGCTTCGCTCGCCATGCCGACACAGAAGATATCCCCTCCAAACCGACCGACCTAGGATATCTTGGAATCGTAACATCGCTGATAGGCGCGATGAAACTACATCTCCTCGACTGGCAAGTCGTCTCGTCGTGTTTCCCTTGTCGGCATCCTTTATCAATCCATCGGTTCTCGTTCTGGATAGGTCATGTTTTTGATTAAATAGTGTACGTATTATCAAATTTTAACTTAACTAAAAAGGAGACAGTAATGTCTAATATATCTAAAATTGTAACTGAATGTGAAAAGCTCTTGAGATTTGGTACTTCTCAATTGTCTAGTTTTCGTACCAAGTTCATCGCTCCATCATTGGACAAGATGCACAAATCCAAGAGTAAAGATCTGGATCAGCAGTTCGGCGACATGGACATCGGTAAGTCGCTTGCACACATCGAGTGGTTCTTTGAAGGAGAGGGTCAATGGTACAATCCACATGATCTTCAGTTTGATGTCGATGCAGATCCAGCTAGTGACAAAGTGTATGTTCACAAAAAAAGGGTTGGCGATGACGAGTATATTGTATCTGACGAAATGGTTCCGATCGGTCAATATGGCTTCAAAAGATTACTTCCAAAGTATCTATGGAACTCAACTGGCATGGATAACTATAACTCCATAACTGGACTTGAGCAGATGATCATGAAGGATCAGGACAACCTTGATACCGCATTGGCTGATGAAAAAGTAGACACAGTTCAAGCTGATCACAAGCAAGATCGTATCAACTACAACTCAGAGACAGTTGTCAAGATGAAGATGTTTCAAGCTTGGATAGAGTCTTGGTACATGAAGCTAAATGATGGTGACATATACATCAAGCCAGAGACTGTCAAAAAGGTTGAGCAACACTTTGCCACAAAGGTAAAGGAAGACCAAACAGCTAGAGCTAACGAGATCAAAAAGACTCTTGGTCTCAAAGCAAAGGCTTCTACAGAGTTAGAACTGTAGGTTACATCAACAAGAGTCGGCTCTTCGGAGTCGGCTCTACCAATCAAGGAGTTACTAATGTACATATCAGATACAAATTACACACAAGCAATTGACAACCTAGAAGATTGCATGTTCGCACTTGCCTCTATGGATCACCAAATCGGTTCAAAGAACTATGCAACCAAAGAAGATCTAGCGTACGTTGAACCAAGATTCACCGAGGCAATGCGTTATATAGTCAGCTTGAACGCTCACCCAAAACACCAACAAGAGTTCCGTGAATACCTCGCAGATCAAAAGGTCTCAGGCACAAAAGCTTACGAGGCACTCGGACAAACTACACCATACGGATCATTCATAGATCACTTGGCACACTTTCTAAACAACATTGTTCATTGCCCAAAAAAGGAGACACCATGATTAGATACATGCTCATAAACTTCTTCATGCTAGCTTGCACACTGTACATGATAGCTGTAATAGGACTAGCCATTGGCATCTAATAATGCCAGCACCTACCGGCGAGCTGATAGACGCTCGCTGGTAGGTGCAACTCTTCCAGTAGCCCAGAGCCAAACCCTTAAATGCCCTACTAGAAGAGTCATATTATCTGCGTCCTAGCACTAGCACGGACGTTGTACAACTAATGGGTCGGTCGCGGAGGCGCGAGTGTTGGCGCCTCATGTCTTTGACGGAGATTGACCAAACTTCAATTTCGTTTTGCAATGAATCACTAACCTAAAATAATTTCCGATAACACATATCTTTCCATCTCGCGTAAAGGTTTCCCTTCGGCGGCTTCGCCGACCTTGACGCTTGGAAAGACCTGTGTTTTTCGGAGTAACATAATTAAAAAGGAGAAGACTATGTTAAAATCAAACGATGTAAAATCATACTGGGAAGTTGACCGCATGTATGATGGTAACTGTGAAGCAATAGAATATTTCAGATTGAAAAAAGATGGTGACATTCAGATATGGAAAACGTATGAAACCAAGTCTGGTAAATGGGGAATGTATGAAGTTGTTGACACAGAAAATGGTAACAGCAGATTATATACTCGATTTACAGATGCGATGGCGATGGGTTTATTATATTGCCTAGAGAAAAAAGGCTTAATCGCCGCATAGATTGTACCGTGTCCTAATAAATACCTATTAAATAGGACATGACATTTTAACTAGTTGATTTTATTACTTAATTTAATTATAATCATAAGTGGAGAAAGCTATGAACGAAGAAACATTTTACTATTCAAAAGAAATACTCAAGCAAATACAGTATGCAGATCCTAACGCTATGAACTGTTGGGGTGTGATGGTTGGTCACAACTGCTTTGCATTACCACAAACAAAAGAACGCAGAGCTGGTATCAAAATGGAGACCAATGGTTTCAAACATCAGGGTCGTGTTGATGTTGATCTAACTTGGGCTGATGATTACACAATCAAGTTCTATGACAAACGCGGAAAGATTATCAATACAATCGAGCGTGTGTATGCTCCAGAGTTATGCAGAACACTAGACATACACATCGAGAGTGGACCTGATTCACCAGTTCAAGAGCTGCAATTTACAAATACAGTTACGGAGATAAGCTAATGACTAATGAGAAATACTTCATTGAACCTAGAGCTGATACGCAATGCGGATTAGTTCTAGCTTGTATACGATTACACGGATCAATCACAGACAAAGAGGCTTTAGGTTTCGGTTGTCGGAGACTCGCATCGAGAATCCATGATCTCAATGTAAACGGAGCAGACATCATAGCAATCCGAGAAACAAAAAACGGAGTTCACTTTGCAAGATATATGTTTCGTAAAGAATATGAATCAGAGCTACAGCTACAAGACAATGCCGAACTAGCTGGTCAACCATCAGCTCCAAAGATGAAACCATTCTGGCAAAAGGATTATGCAAAGTATGCACAAGTCTTATGAGAATGTAGGAACATTTGTGTGGCACTCCTTGACACACAATGTACGAGTAAGTCGTGATTACTTAAACTATTCAGAGCATGGTATGCCCTATGTAGTTGATCACTTCGAACTCACAGTAACCGATGTAAATGGTAATCAAGTAAAGAGTCC